GCTGATGCTTGATTACCTTCATATATACCAACTTGTTTCTCAGTAGCTTGACCTTTTACTCCAGATGTTACACCAGAATTAATATCAATAATTTCTCCTAATTTATCATAAACTTGAATTGCTGTTTGAATAGGTGTAACTGGAAAAAATTGTACTGCTTTATTTATATCAACACCTCCTTTAACTGGGATTAATCCATCTTTTCTATATTTTAATAATGCAGGATTTTTTATTGCATCAACATCAAATGCTTTCATAGGTCTATTAATAGATTCACCATTATCTAACATTTGATTTATAGAAACTGATTTAGCCATTATAGCTTCCCTTACTCCATCAACAGGGGAGGGTGTCCAAAATTCTGTTAAATCAGGATATGCTGCTGCTGAAAAGAATGGATATTTATTTTTCTTAAATATGTTAGTTAATTTTTCTATACGTATTGCTTTACCCCCATCTTCTGTAATTAAAACATAATATCTTTCTCCTTCGTAAGTTGTGTACCATTCCCAGAATTTCCATTGGTCATTTCTTTCTAAAACTTTTCTACGTTGTACTAATGTAACCCATCTATTACTTGCATTTTGTTCTTCTTTAGATTCTGTAGAAAGATTACCACTTCCAGAAATTAATTCATTTCCTTCTGTTCTTAAATATTTTCCTGATTTTATTCCTTCTTTAATATCTTCTTTAGATTTTATTATTCCACCTCTACCCATATAAAATGCTTTTTCAATATCTTCTCCACCACAAGAAGGGTCAATAAGAAATTGATAAACATCTACATTTGAAAGATAAGATTTATATCCATTACTTGAATCTGCGTGATATTCAAAAATATATCTACCATAAAGTATTAATTGTGTTCTAGCTAACATTGCTTTAAAATTCCATCTTCCTAATTTAGAATCTTTATCTTTTAAAGCATTTGTTATTTTAGCTGCTGTTAAATCAGCTTCTTCTCCTTTAATATATTTAAAGTTAAAAGGATTATTTATTTTAGCTAAAAATGAATTAACAAAACCTTGTGTTTCGTTTAAATTCACATTAGCTCTTTCATCACTAATTATTTTTTTATTAGAATAATATAAATCCTCATTCTTCCACCAGTTTGTTATTTTAACCTGTTTAGATTCACGAGCAAATACTATTTCACTTAAAACTTGACTTGTAATTGCATCACGAGTGCTTTTTGATATCATAATGATGTAATTTTACCATTATTATATCAATTTGTCAATTAAATACCTATATCATTATATATTTTTTCAGAACTTGACAATTCTTGTTGTGAAAATTCATCAATATCAAATGAAGTGTTAGGTGCTTCAGCTAAAAATACTTGATATGCAAGAGAATCCATAACATCATCGTGTTTAGATGCAGGAAAACGAAGTAATTCTCTTTCTAAATCAAGACAAAGTCCTTCAATATGATATATATGACCTCTATCATAACGTGGAAGTAACCCTTTAATACGAACTTCTTTATTTACACCTCCGTGTTTTAATGGAACAACATTAGGAAATATATTTTTCTTTGCCATTTCAACAGTTAAGAAAGGGTCAATAGCTTGTGTCATCATTGTTTCTTCTAAACCTATAGCTTCAGGTTTATATGTAGAATGTAAATCAAATATTAATTGAATTAATTGTGTTGGGTCAACTTTAACACTATATGCTTTAATATACCAAATATTATCTCCATCTACCCAATTTATAGTTACACCTGTACTATCTGAATTAGCTTTTCTTGATAAAGCAGAATCAATAGTTATGTAACAATTTGTTATTTTCTTTTTAACTTCCTCTAAAGGAATATATCTAAATAATTCTTGTTTAAAAATTTGTGTTTCTCTATTAACTGGATTCTGTTGATACTGTGAATTAGAAGAAGCATACCCCCACGCAACATAGTTACCTGTTTCTGTTTCTAAAGCATATACAGTTTCTCTTTTTGAAAAATTTATATCTAAAATTTTATCTTTAAATTTAATTGGTTTATGTGTTTTAGTGTTTAATGAATCTATAGCTTGTTGTTTCTTGCCAAACCTAGCAAATTTAATTAATCTTTTATATAATTCTCTTGGTTCTTTTATTGAAATAATACAAGTTTCTTGATAATTATCTTTTGTTGGTTTTCTAATATATTCAGAATATTGTATATTTAAATCTTTTAAAACAGACCTAATTTCATTTAAAACTGGTAAATTTTTTTCAGTAGATTGTGTTATTGAACAGGTATTACTTGCAATATGACCTTCTCCATCTATCATTGAAGATAAATAATTTAAATCTATTCTTTCTTTTTCTGATATATTATCCTCTAATATATCAGAAATAAACATTAAATTCCTACCTATTTTAGGTATATTATATGCTTTTCTACCTTTATAATTTTTAGTAGATTCACTTCCTTCTATTCTACCTGTAAACCATTTATGGTCTTTAGTGCATCTAACTATACGACCACTTTCCATTTTTAAATCATATACATCATCTATTTTTGAAAATATATTTTTTACTTCTGATATAACTAATTCAGACCTATCTTTACCACCTTGTTTAAATCCTATTATTTTATCTCCAGGATTTATTTCAGATATATTTTTAAAAGTCCAATCAGACATTAATATTGGTGTTTCCTTTGGGGTACAAGCAAATTCATAATTACCTACATCATTTTGTATTTGTTTTAAATTATCAAGTGTGTAGTGGTCTGCCCATAATGCTTCTCCAGTTTTTCTATGTTCATCATCTGTTTCAGCAATAGCAGGAAGTGTTATAACTTCCCATTTTTCTCCAGAAGATAATTTCTGTTCCTCTAATATTCTTCCCACTAAATCATTATCTCTCCAACGTGTCATAACAATAACAATAGCTCCATCAGGTGTTAAACGTGTTCTTAATGTACTTCTATACCAATCCCAAATCTTTTCAGAAACAATTTCTGAATCAGCTTCTTCTCTGTTTTTAACTGGGTCATCTATAATAGCAATAGAAGCACCTTTACCTGTAATAGCACCTCCTACACCAACAGCATTATATTCACCTCTACCTTGTGTTGACCAAGAACCTTTAGCTTTAGCATCTTCTGCTAATCTTGTATTAAATAATAATTTATAATCTTGGTCATCCATTATGTTTCTAACCTTTCTACCGAAGTCTGTAGCAAGGTCAGCTCCATAAGACGCTGCTATTATTGACCTATTTTTATCTCTGCCCATACACCAAGCTGGAAAGTTAACAGATACCAATTCACTCTTTCCGTGTCTTGGAGGCATATTTACAATCAATCTTTTCAATGTTCCATTCTCCACCCTTTCTAAAGCATCAGATAATATCTTATGATGCCAATTAATTTTATAACTTGGAAATCTAAATTTAGTGAAATCTAATAAGTGTCTTCTTGCTAATTCTCTTTTAGCAAGTTCTCTTTGTGCTTCTTTTTTCTTTTCTTCTTGTTCCTTTGAAATAGGAATAACAACCTTAGGTTGATTAGGTTTTCTTCCTGGTTTACGTTTAACCTTTACTTTAATTTCTTCCATTATTTCTTCTTAGAAAATAATTCTTCTATAGCACAATAGAACATTGCTAAACATCCAACTAATAATATTACACTAAATATTCCTTTAATTAATACCGTTATCATAATACTGTAAGTATAGCATTTAAACCTTATAAAGTCAATATAAAAATATAATTGACATTGGAATAATAATTTGTTATAATACAAATGTTTTTAACTGAGAGATATGGTGGGCGAACTCAAGAGCCACTCTCAGATGCCACTTAAATCTTGAGGTTGTAGAAACTCTAACCTGGAAAGGAATTAAAGTTATACACTTATTTAATACTTTACATTGAATCACAGTTGAGTATTAAAACGCCATCTTATACGGCTTTCGCTATGAAAAGATAGAGAACTGTGAGAAGTGTTCTGAGATAAATCAGATATAAATACTTTAAATCTTATACCGTTATATATGGCTATTGTATTTCTCTACCTAAAAAGGGAAAAAAATTATGAACTGGAAGAATCTAAAACAATCTAAATGTCCTAAGTGTGAGAACCTTTTAATTAAAGGTGGTTTATATTTCTGTATAGGATGTAAGTTTTCTATAAGTAAAGGTAAGTTAATAAATATAGTTGGTAATCCTTTAGATTTAGAACAAGAAGCTAATAAACTCTTAAAACATAAATTAAAAAACCGAAATTTCAAAAAATAGGTAGAATTTTGTAAGGTGTACCCCCCTCACACAACAACCATCCCCTATATCAGAGAACGGGGGGGGTATTAATTTCATATTTCTTTCTAGTGGTTATACGCCTGTTA